TTATTTGGCGCTGTACTTGTCTGGATGTCTTAACCATTCTAATACATCAGCCCCACGCCATAAAGTGCAACGCCTACTGAGCGTAATAGGCGAGGGGGCTTTTCGTTCTGTTATACGTCTACGCCAGGTGGATTCAGAGATTGGCAGTACATCTTTAATCTGTCCCCATCGGTACAGGGCCTGAGGATCGATGTCATCAAGAGTAAGCTTTTCCTGTGTAGGAGTGGCTTTAGTGAGATCCGCACTCATGCGGGAAAATACTTTGCTTTGGGTGTTTGGGGTGCTGTTCACGTTATACCTCCGTTATGTTGCCGCTGAGCATTTTGAGTGGAGCTGTTCGGTACTGTCCTAGAGACTGGTAAGTGGCTGCGCTCGCATTGCAACTGACGAAGGAAAGTACATTACGTAGCGTGGCTAGACGGTTTGTAAGATCTTTTGATAGCTGATCTACCTCATCTGCGTGTAGTTGACGTTCAAGTGTTAGCTGAGCTGCTATATCGGCTTGGCTCATCTTGGTGATTTCTTGTATCTGATCCATATGTCGGTTGCTCCTGCTTAGTGCGTCCAGCTCACGTTATTGATGGCTGGTGTGGGTTCAAATCTAATAAGTCCCTCTGTGATGCGCTTTAGGCTGTCTGCAGCTTTACGAGCTGAGGGATAAATCTTTCTGTGCGTTTCTCCTGTGCTGCTCTTGATGGCCCAGCCACCTCCAGGGATGGGCGTGACTTTCATTTTCTGCATGTGATTTCCTGACCTGGCCACGGATAATCCCGCCTAGGCTTTTGGCGTTTTTGCCTGCTTCTTTTGCTCATTGTTTTGCTCTTAGTCGGTATCGCCAGCGGCAATCCGCTTTATGTCTAGCGGCGGTGCTGGGCGTGAGAAACGTTTTTTTGCTGCTAATGCGGTATTGCGTAATGCAAGAGCCACAGCACGCGACTGCAATGCTTCTTGCAGACTGATGTGATGGATGCCTGCGTCTTTCATTGCATTCAGCAGGTCTTGCTCTGTCACATCGTTAGTCATTAGCTTTGGCCCACAAAGGTGCTTAGAACAGCAGGGCCAATCCAGATCAGCATCAATGTGAAAGCCAGTCCGCCTATCCATGCTTTCTTCGGAATGCGCTCATCTTTCCTGATGGCGCGCCAGCCGTAGCGGGGGGCTAGGCGTGGGCGTATGAAATCTAGCCAGATCGTGTCGGTAATCGCTGCTAACGAGAAAAGGCTAGTAAGAAAAATCAGGTGTGCGTCCAGTGTCATAGTTCACTCCACAGGTTCGTTATGGAATGAATTATCCGTTTATGAATAACTTAAGTCAATACGAATTAGTTTTTATAATTCACAATTGGATTGTATGGACGAAAAAAAACCCGCCTGAGCGGGTGTATGCGGAATCGGTTTGCTAAGGGATCATCCTGTGTTTTCTAGGAGATACGACAGCAACAACGGGGTGTAGTTCTTCTAAATCATAAATGGGCAGGGTGATGCGTTCTTGTCCATTGACTGACTGCAAATGAATTTCTTCCGCTGTTCTGAATAGGAATTCTTTAACCATTTGATCGCAGTTTTTCTTGCGTATCGCTACAAATTCGCCACCTGTTGGTGTGCTGTTTGGCTCTACGACTACGTACCATCCGCTACGTATCGCAGGGTACATGCTTTGTCCTCTAACTTGTAGAGCGTAGGCGTCTGGGTCATCTGAATATTGTGCTATGTAACCCTCAGCGCCCTCATGCACTACTTCATAAAGGCCATTTTCTCCCATTTTGGCAAATCCTTTCACGGGTATCAGGCGTGATGGTAATGGTTGGCCGACATTAAGTAGCTCAGATTGATCTCCTTCAGTTTCTTCGGTTGCAAGCCACCTTCTTCGCGCCTGTTCATTTACAAACAACTCAACAGACAAGCCGTATGCCTGAGCAAGCCGTTCCAATGTACTGGGTCGTGGTTCTTTGGCACTTCCAGACAGGAATCTGAAAATGGTGGGTTGGGGGACTTTAGCTCTACGTGACAGTGAGTTTGGGTTCTCACCAGCTTTGTCCATTAGGTATTGGAGGAATTCGGCGGAGTTCATAGGGTAATTATCCAAGATTGAATAATTCAAAAGGGTATTTACTTTTCCTATTCGTTTATGGATAATTGATCCATGAAAAGCACACACGACATTTTGAAAGAGCTGAAAGCTGCAGGTCTTAGCCAGCTCGCTATTTCGCGCAAGACGGGAATTAAACAGCCTAGCTTGTCCCGTTGGGGGGCTGGTGATGTTCCTGTTGCTGCTGATGGGGCATTGAAGCTGGCAAATCTACTTGCAGAGGTTCAGCGGACTCAGTGCGTGACCACGGATCTTTGTAGCCGTTCCATATCGGGCTCTGAGTTTTCCCAATCTTCCATAGTCAGTGAGTGAAACACTGCGCAGATCAAATCATCAGAAGGGTTTTGTCTGCCAGTAAGTTTTTTGCAGATCTCAATGGCACGAACGAGTTGGGATTCTGTTTTGGTTTTAGGGGGCTGCATTTCTGGCTCCTAGTGGGAAGTACGGTGCGGCTGGGGAGCCGCGCTTTTTAACAGTATTGCGTTATTCAAACGCAATCACACGCAGAACTTTTTGCGGAGGCTTGCAATGGGAACAAATGCTACTCATAGCCTGGCCCGTCCCAAAATTGGGGTTGAAAAGGCATTACGCGATGCGCTGAGTGATCCACGCAGGCGCGACTTGGTGTGCGCTGCTGCTGGCTGGAAGGATGCTTCAAGCGCTACTAGCCGAGTTTTGTCGGGTCAACAGGGTATTCCACTTGAGCGACTAGAAAGCGTCCTGCGGGCAACGGGGTTAATCGCCGTCACGCCTAGTTATCTTGATTGGCTTTCTACAGGGCTTGTTATGTGGGTACAGCACAGCTGTGAGCAGCGTGACGTGGAGATCCCGCAGTGTTGAAAAATGAAGTGTCTGAGAAGCGAGAAAGAGGCAGGCCATTAGGTGAAGTGGCGGAGGCTGCTTTATTGGTACTTGCGAGCTATCCGTTAACAGCAAGGCAGTTGGCTTTCAGGCTGCAGTGCTCTATCCCTGTTGCAAAGATGACTTGTCAAAGGCTGCGTACAGCAGGACGGCTAACGGTGGCAGGTTATGTAAAGGTCTCTGGCTCTAATAGGCCAGTTGCTCTTTATGAGGTTGTGCCGGATGAGTCAGTGGAAATGACGCTAGATCAAATCTATTGCGGGAAAGGTGCAAGGTAATGTCAGATTTGGATTTTTCTCAAATCAATGAGGCTGCGCTTAATAGTGCTTTTAGTCTTGTTCCGGAGTGGTTGCCGAAAGGTAAAAGGTCAGGAGCAGAGTGGAAGTGTGGAAGTTTAGGTGGTGAGCCAGGCAGGTCTTTGTCTGTAAATATGAATACGGGTGTGTGGGCTGACTTCTCAAAATATGACAGTGGCTCAGACTTAATTTCTTTATACGCAGCGCTGTTTACTGGTGGTTCTCAATTTAAGGCGGCACAAGAGTTGTCTGTAAAACTGGGGCTTAGTACGGGGTCTGTGCCAGATCGCTTTGTTGAGTCTGAGGCGAAACCTAAAAGGCGTGCTGTATCTCAATGGAAGCAAATTGCACCAGTTCCTGATAGCGCCAGACCTATGCCTGCTGCTCACCCTGTACGTGGAAAGCCTACGCACACATGGGACTACCGTGATCTGGATGGGGCGCTATTGGGGCGAGTTTATCGTTTTACTACGTCTGATGGCGGCAAAGAAGTGCTGCCATGCGTATGGGCGCGTCATGAGGCAACTGGAGCAGAAGATTGGCGTTGGTTGCAGTTTGCTGAGCCTCGCCCTCTCTATGGCCTACAGGATCTGAAAGGTCAGAGTAAATACGTGCTGATTGTTGAAGGCGAAAAATGTCGTGATGCGGCAGCTGAGGCTTTTGGTGAGCGTTTTGAGGTTGTTTCGTGGCCTGGTGGTGGTAAAGCAATTAATAAAGCCAACTGGGAGTATTTGCGCGGGCGAAAAGTAATCATTTGGCCGGATTGTGACTCGCAAAAGAAAAAGGATAGTGACGAATTTCTACCGGAGTTTCCTGTAAAGGGGCAAGCGAGTCAGCCTGGCATCAAAGCAGCTGAGAGTATCGCTGACATCTTGATAGCACTGGATTGCGATGTGCGTATTGTGAGCATTCCTAAGCCTGGTACTAAGTCAGACGGTTGGGATGTATACGATGCGCTAGAAGAAGGGCAAACACCAGATCAGTTGGTTGCGTGGATGTATGAGAGCCTTCGACTGCCAAGTAGTAAGGCAGAGCAGGGGCAAGAGGAAACTGCTTCTACCCCTCCAGAGGCTGCCGCCGGAAAACGTGGTTGGCGATCGAGGTTGATTACTGGCTCGAATGGTGGCTTGCGTGACTGTAAGGAAAACGTAGCAATAGCTTTAGAGCATTGCACAGAGCTTAAGGGCTTAGTTGGTTTTAATGAGTTCTCAGGACGTATTGAACGCTGTAAGCCTGCACCGTGGAATAGCAAAACAGGTGAGTGGACTACTGTTGATGATTTAGAGCTGAGCATGTTCTTGGCAACGGAAATAGGGCTTTTATTCAAGAGCACAGGGACGATTAGCGAGGGTGTCCACTTAACAGCTCACCGTAACCCATACCATCCAGTCAGGGATTACCTGTTGGGTTTGGAGTGGGATGGGCAAGACCGTAATGTAAATTGGTTGCACAAGTATCTCGGTACAGAAAATACCGATTATGAGGCGCTTGTTGGGCAGTTGTGGTTGCGGCAAGCAGTGCGGCGCATATTAGAGCCTGGTTGCAAAGCTGACTATACATTGATTCTTGAGGGTGGTCAGGGGGCTACTAAATCCACTGCACTACGCACATTAGGCGGCATGTGGTTTTCTGATGCGGCTCTTGATCTGAATAGCAAAGAGGCGTGTCAGCAAATCTTTGGTACGTGGATCTATGAGATAGCTGAGCTGGACGCTTTCAACCGCTCTGAGTCTACGCGCATTAAAGCGTTTCTCACGCAGCAGTTTGATCGCTATAGGCCGCCTTACGAGCGTCGCCAGATCGTACAGCAGCGGCAGACTGTATTTGCAGCAACTACTAACTTTTATGAGTATCACAAAGATCCAACGGGTAACAGGCGCTTCTGGTCAGTGGCGTGTGGGTCAATTGCGCTTGACGCTCTGCGTACTGATAGAGATCAGTTGTTTGCGCAAGCTGTGTATGAGGTAAAGCGTGGTATGCGCTCCTGGCCTACACGCGAGGAAGAGCAAAGCCTGATCGTACCGGAGCAGCAGATGCGTGAAATCGTAGACCCTTGGGTCGATGAGGTGGCTGTGTGGTTGGATGATATTTCGCAGCAGTTTCAGGACAAGTTCACATCAGGGCAGATTTTGAAGGGTGCTGTTGATATGGAGATAGCGCGTATTGATGGGCAACGTTCCGCGACTACACGAATCGGCAACATCATGATGCGCCTAGGGTGGAAGAAGATTAGGGAAAGCTCTGGCCCGCGCCAGTATTACTACGTGCGGCCAAAGCCAAATAAAGGGGGAAGTAATGCAACGAATAAAGTGGGTTGATCAGCGATTAGAGGAGTGGGCCTTGTGGTCTGTGGGAGCGGGTCAGTACCGATGTATAGATTACGGTCGAGCGGCAGCTGGTGACGCTGTTAATGCTATTGAGCTAACGGCAGAGCAGCAGGCTAGTTGCGTTGAGATAGATCAGGCTATTGCACGGCTACCCACAGAACTAAAGGATGTTGTGTTTGCTTTCTATATGTGGGGTGGTGGTATGAGCCAGATCACTGAAAAGTTGCGAGTGACACGTGCTACGGTGCATCGTCGCTTATGTCATGTAGATATTCGCATTGTTGAGTGGTTTGAGGTGAGGTCAAAATATGGATGATGTTGTGTGAGTTATTTTTGTGGCCAGACTATAATCCAAAGCAAATAATTAAGCTTGGGGGAAATATGGTCACAAAGAAAGATGCACAGCTAGCTGATAAGGCTAAGGTTAATTCAGAAAAGGTCTGTTTTATTGTGGCTCCAATTGGAGCTAATGGAACAGATATTCGGAGAGCAACAGAAGGCTTAATGGATGCTGTTTTACGACCTCTGTTAGAGGATAAGCATGGGTATAGGGTAGAGATCGCTCATGAAATCTCAGTTGGAGGTTCGATATCAGATCAGATTATTAATTATTTGCTGGAAGCTAGTCTGGTCATAGTGGATCTTACAGGGTTAAATCCAAATGTGATGTATGAGTTAGCAATAAGGCATTGTATAGGGTTGCCACTAGTTGTTATTGCTAGAGAAGGTACAGATCTACCTTTTGATGTAGTGCAAGAAAGAACCATCTTTTATCATAATGATATGCATGGAGTTGTCGAGCTGATTGGTCGACTAGACTCTGCTATAGATAAAATCCATGAGTTAGGGGTAGGTGCAGACAATCCGGTAACTCGAGCAAGGCAATCAAAAATTGTAAAAGCTAAGTTGCTAAGTGGTGATGGTGATGCGGCCGAAGTGGGGAAGTTTTTCTTGGACCAGATTAATGAATTAAAAGCGTTAATTTTGAGGGATTCAAGATTTGATGGAAGGTTTACCAAAGCTAATGAACGTAATAGCGTACAAACGAGAAGGATGCGACAAGACCAGATCAGGAATATACTAATTAATAGTGGATTTCAGGTAGCGTCTGTAGATTCTGCTTACAGTGAGGATGGTTCAGAAACCTATATAAGACTGCATCAGGACCTAGAAGAAGAACAAGAGGCTCTTCTGTCTAAAATACTTATCGATATCAAGCGGTCATCCTCAGATAAATATTTTGTTAGCGCAAGTAATGGAAGGTTTAGTTGGTAAGATCTAGTTTGAAAGCCAGATGGAGTGTTAGGGGCTATAGGTAGTTGTATGGAACAAATCAAACCCTGCTACGGCGACAGCTGTTGTGGGGTCTAAGTGTTAATGGAGAGCCTTAGTGGCTATTTTTGATAAACATATCGGTTCGATTGTGATTGATCCGCTTCTGTGCCAGCGATGGGGGAGTGTGGCTAATGCTGCACGCAACCCGAAAAGGGCAGTAGTGGACTCTTGCTGCGACCGCCGTCTAACCTATACGTTAGGTTGGACGCGACAGGTTAGACGGGTGAATCCCTTATGAAACATATACTTGTCTAACCTCCTAACCTGTCTCATGTGCGCGCCCGCAGGCGCGTGCGCATACGTGCGCGTAGACGTAGTGTTTTATCTCTATTAACTATTTTGTTTAATTTTAATGATTAAGGTTAGACGGTTAGACAGAAGTAATAAAATCAATAACTTATACACGTCTAACCTATACGTCTAACCATAAATAGAGGTTAGACGGTTAGACAGATTTTCTTTTTTAGAATCAAAGACCTGCACCATAATAAAAACAATTTCGTTACTTATACCGGATAGGCTAATATGTGCTAACTTCCAGAGGTCTTGTGTCTACAGACATTACCAATGAGCCCAGTCGCATTGCGCACTGGGCTTTTTTGTTCCTTTGTTCCCGCTTCCTCCTACTCGGTGTGCTCCCCCGATGTGCTGGGCTCATTGGTGATGTTTGTGTTTGCTGGCATATACTGCATTTTTCAATGGAGTGGATATGTCAAAGTTAAAGTTTCTAGCGGCAGTCGCGCTTGTTGGAGGAATGACACCAGCTGTAGCATCTGCGATGTTATTAAAGGTTGATGGCTTGGGCGATAGCCTGAGAGCGCATTTAAATGAAGTTCCGCAGTGTAGTGACTTAAGGTTTGAGGTTGATCAGCCTATAGGTGATAGAGGGTGGTTCTTTACGATTAAGAATAAAACCTCTATTGACGTTGTGGTCAGGCGAGATGGTGATCAGGTAGAGTCGATAGAGGCTGTAAGTGCAGATAGGAATCAGCAGGCGCTTGAGGACATGATGTGTTTGACCATAGCTATGATGCGCACTATCCAGCCGGATTTAATTGAAACATCAGAGGCGATTGAGGAAGCATCGAATTTATGGACTGGGGCAAAAGATAAGCCGTTTAGAAAAGCATTTTTCTTTGATACGTCTACAGCGAAGCTACCCCCTTTAGTGTTTACAGCGAAGCTAACCCCTTTAATGTTTACTGTTGAGTAGTTCGTTGTATTGGATAGGTAAGCCCTGATTTTATCGGGGCTTTTTTTATGGGTGTAAAGGTATGGCAACAGCAGCTCCTAAGCCTTGTCGTAGTACAGGCTGCTCTGCTCTTGTGTATGGCGGCAATGGGTATTGCGCCAAGCATCAGGACAAGGTGGTGACGTGGCAATCAGAGAGAACAGGTAAAGGGCGAGGCGGTAGGCCGTGGCGGAGAGTTCGATTGTTCGTACTGAATCGTGATGGCTGGTTGTGTCAGTGTGAGGATTGCAGGCAAAGATTAGTGCCTTTACCTGCAAATGAAGTGGATCACATTAGTAATAAGCGAGATAAGCGCGGTCGTTTGGACGACTCACCGCAGAATTTGCGGGCTATTAACAGTGAATGCCACAAAAAGAAAACACAAAAAGAGGCTCAAGAGGCTAGATCAGGGCGTTAGGAGGGGGGAGGGTAAATCTCTACAGGGCTTATGCCGGACACCAGACGCCTAGTGTTCTTTTATGCAAGACAGTTTTTTTAGATAGGGGGGGGGTCGAAAGGCCCTCCCTTTTTTATATGAGTAAGCATCTTCAGGTTGTTCCTGGTTTAAAGGATCAGGCAGCTGGGCAAGTTGCGTCTATTCAAAACGTAGCATCGGAGATCCCTTCTACAGTAGCGCGACTTTCCCCAAAAGAAAAAAAACTATGGGATCACGTAACACAGTCCCTGCATGAGTGCGGGTTGATTCATCGTACTGATGCAATGTTGTTAACAGTCATCTGTAAAACGTTTGTCCGTTGGGTGGAGGCTGAGGAGCATTTATCCAAGCTCATGAAGGAAAACGATGGGGCTTATTTTGTAAAAACGCCCAATGGCTATGAGCAGCCGCATCAGATTTTTTATGTTGCTAGAAATTTGAAGAGGGATTTATTGCAGTGGTTGCCAGAGGCTGCGCTAACCATCCCTTCCTTTCAAAAAGCGATTGCTGTTACCAGTACAGCCGGAGCACAAGGGCAATTGCCTGGGATGGAAGATCCAGTTGAGCTGCACAGAAAACGTAAAACTGCAGCAGGGATGAGGGTGTTGGAATGACCTCTTTTGACTGGGAAGCTTATGGTCGTCGCGTGATGGCAGGTGAGATCCCAGTATGTAAGGAGATCAAACTTGCGGTAGAGCGACACTACAAAGATTTAGCAACGTGTCATGTAAGAGGGTTGTACTTCAGTGAGGAGCTGGCGCAGCACGCACTAGAGTCTTTCCTATTTTTACGGCATTCAAAAGGTGAGTGGGCAGGGCAGGTTTTTGTACCGTCAGAGTGGCAACAGTTTTGGATTGCATTGGCGTTTGGCTGGATGCGCTCAGATGGTACTAGGCGGTTTAGAGAGGTCTGGGAAGAAGTACCTAGGAAAAATGGCAAGTCTACAAAGCTAGCTGGTGTGGGTTTGTACCTGATGGTCTTTGATGGTGAAGGTGGTGCAGAGGTTTACAGCGCTGCAACAAAGATGGATCAGGCAAAGATATTGCACGCTGAGGCGGAGCGGATGGTATTGGCTTCGCCTCAGCTGAGGCGTGCGGTAGGTGTGCGTACCAATGAGCTTTATGACCTTAGACCAGGGAGAGCAGATAAGTTTGTACCGCTAGGGCGTGATGCGAAAACAATTGATGGTTTGAACCCTCATGGTGGCCTACTGGATGAAGTACATGCGCATCCAACTAGGGAAATATATGACGTTATTAAATCTGGTGTAGGCGCACGGAAGCAATCGCTGATCTGGCAAATTACAACTGCTGGATTTGATTTAAGTTCATTTGGCTATGAGCAGCATGAGTATGCCAAAAAGGTCGTAGAGGGTTTGCTTGAGGATGATGAGCTGCTTGTCATTATCTATACCGTAGATGATCCAGAGCGGTGGGACGATCCTGTTGAGTGGGCCAAGGCGAACCCGAATCTAGGGGTATCGGTCTATGAGTCGCAGCTTAAAGCTCAGGCAGAACGAGCGAAACGACAACCGAGTGAACTACCAAACTTTCTAACTAAACGTTTGAATATTTGGCTGCGTGGTGGATCGCGGTGGCTATCTGCAGAGGCGTGGGCAGGGTGTGGCAGTGCTGGACTAAACATAGAGGACTTTGCTGGGGAGCCGTGCTGGGTAGGGGTCGACTTAGCAGAGAAAAGTGATATTGCGGCCCTAAGCATAGTGTTCAAACGAGGAAAGCAGTATTTCGTTTTCTTTCGTTGCTATATGAACGAGGAACAGGCTCATGCTCCTGAGAATGGCCATTACTCCAAGTGGGAGCAGGAAGGGCATTTAATCGTTACGCCTGGTAATGCGACCGACTTTGATGTGATACGTGCTGACCTAAACAAACTGAAGGCTACGCATGATGTGCGGGAGGTCATTTATGACCCTAAGTTTGCAACTTACTTTGCAACCAAGCTGGCTGATGAAGATGGCTTTTTAATGGTTGAGATGCCCCAAACATCAACAAGGTTCACGTTGCCCCTAGTTGAGATTGAGAACTTGGTTTTGACTAAGGATCTAGTGCATGACTCTAATCCAGCAGTGGCGTGGATGATCAGTAACGTGGTGATGAAGGAATCACAATACTCAGGCTTGAAGCACCCAGTTAAGACAAAACGGGAGAACAAGATTGATGCCGCCATTGCAATGGTCATGGGAATGAGCAGGGCGATGGATACCCCAGCACCTAGATCGGCTCTGGAGTTTCTGGATGATGACGATATTTTGGTGATGTGATGAAAAAAATTATTCGTGACTTAGTGGCTTTGTCTGGTGTTGGTAGCCTTTTTGGCGGTGTGTGGCTTGAGTATGGCTTAGGTGTTGGGTTGATAGTGGTCGGCTTCCTCTTGATTGCTATTGCTGTGATTCCGGCTTGGATAGGGAGGGGTTAATGCTTTTGGATGCTTTATTTGAAAAGCGCTCATTAGAAGATCCTAGTGTGCCGTTAACAGGCCAGAATCTGCATGAGTATTTGAGTTTTGATCAGCAAGGGGAGCGAGTCACGCCAATTACGGGGTGGAGACTGGCAGCTGTCTATTCTTGTATTTATGTTTTAGCAAGTTCGATAGGCCAGCTTCCAGTTTCTGTCTTACGCAAGACTGATGATCGTATTGTGCCTGGAACAGATCATGCTGCTCATTACTTATTGCATGATGCCCCCAATGATTGGCAGACCTCATACAAATGGCGTGAAACAGGTATGGGGCATGTGTGTGGATGGGGGAATGGTTATTCAAGATTAATACGTTCAGCAACTGGTGAGCTAAGAGCGATAGAAACATTACTTCCTCAGCAGACAGCACCAATAAAAATTGGTGGTCGTTGGTCTTATGCTTCGGTAGATGAGGATGGTAAAGCCATGTCTGTTTCTATGGAGGACATGGTGCATATTCGAGCACTGGGGCGAGATGGACGTATTGGCGTCAGTCCAATTATGCAATGTGCTGATGCGGTGGGTTTGGGGTTATCGGCGCAGCGATATGGGAAACAGTTTTTTGACGGTGGTGGTCAGCCTACAGGGTTGCTGACATTAAAGGGTGATGTATCAACAGAGGGTTGGGCGCGTTTAAAAGAGCTTTGGAAAAAAGCCGCTGCTCGCTTGAAATCTTCGGACAACAAGACTTTATTGTTGCCCGCAGACATTGGTTACGAAAAGATGACCATCGAGCCGGAAGCTGCTCAGTTCATTGAAACGCGAAAGATGAGCCGTTCAGAAATCGCAGGCATTTATAACGTTCCGGCCCATATGATTAATGATCTTGAGAAGGCGACATTCTCAAACATTAGTGAGCAAGCCATCCAGTTTGTAAAACACACGATTATGCCGTGGGTTCAGAACTGGGAGCAGGAGCTAAATAGACGGCTGTTTACGCTTGCTGAGCGTCGGGCTGGGTACTACGTCAAATTTAACCTGGGCGGTTTGTTACGTGGTACTCCGAAAGAGCGTGCTGAGTTTTACCACTATGCGATTACAGATGGTTGGATGACTCGCAACGAGGTACGTGTGTTGGAGGATTTGAATCCAATAGTTGGACTGGATGAGATGTTGGTGAGTGTTAATGCGCGTCCAATCAGCCAGTTGGAGAACGAGCCGAAGAAATAGGGAGTATTCATGAGTGAGTTAGAAAAACGCACGCTGACAAGTCAGCCGTGTGAGCTTCGTGCTGCCAGTGACGATGGGTCAGCAACGATAGTCGGATATGGCGCTGTGTTTAATGAACGCAGCGCCTTACTTTTTGGCAGCTTCTACGAAGAAATAATGCCAGGCGCATTTGATGCTGTTTTGAATGACGATGTACGAGCCTTGTTCAACCATGACAGAAATTTTGTTCTTGGTCGTACTCGTAGCGGGACATTGAATTTGAGCCTGGATAGCAGGGGCTTGGCGTATGTAATTACGCCGCCGGACACGCAGATGGTGCGTGACTTGGTGTTAACGCCTTTATCTCGTGGTGATGTGACTGGAAGTAGTTTTGCCTTTCGTGTTGCCGATGATGGAGATGAGTGGCGTAAGGAGGGGGATTTTGTTGTGCGCACAATTCATAAGATTGCTGCCTTATCGGACATATCCCCTGTTACTTATCCAGCTTATGAGGGTGCAGGTTCAGCAAAGCGCTCGCTGGATGCTTGGCAAACAGAAGTTAATAAATTGGCTTCTAAGGCCGTGAATGAACGCCGCGCTCGTGAGCGTTTACTTGATTTGATAGAAATTGATAGAGGTGTGAAATGACTCTTGCAGAATTGCAGCAAAAGCGTGCGCGTTTGGCTAAGGAAATGCGTGACTATAACGATGCTCAAGGTGACGTTGAGTGGGGTGCTGAGCAGCGTGATAAGTGGGCTCAAATGCGCACAGACATTCAGCAACTGGATGACCAAATTAAACGCGAAGAAGAATTGCGTAATTTTGAGCAGTCTTATGTAGAGAAGCGTGGCGCTACAGAGAGTCGCGGCACTGAAGGTGCTGAGACAGACGACGAGTTACGAGCTCAGGCGTTTGGTTCTTTTCTACGTGATGGAATGAGCGGCCTTAGCTCTGAGCAGCGTCAGGTTATGCTCGGTGATGCGCAACGAGCACAGGCCGCTGGGGTAAACGATAAAGGTGGCTTTACTGTACCGCGTGACTTTATTGCGCAAGTGCATGAATCTATGAGCGCCTATGGCGGTATTGCTAGTGTTGCTCATATCCTTGTAACGGATCGAGGCGGTATTATTGAGTGGCCCGTAAGTGAAGGGGTTACTGAAGAAGGTGAGTTGCTGGGTGAGAACGCCGAAGCAGGTGAAGGCGATGTGACCTTTGGTATGGACAGCCTTGGCACGCATAAGCTCTCATCGAAAGTCATCCGTGTTTCAAATGAGCTGATGAGCGATACAGCCATTGATATGGAGCTTTTTCTAGCTGGACGAATTGCAAGCCGTATCGGGCGAGCTGAAGCGCGGTTCATCGTTCAAGGGACGGGTGCTGGAACTCCAGTGCAACCCAAAGGGTTAGAGGCCTCTACTGCGGTAGGTGCTTCAACTGCGGCGGCTGGTGCATTGATTTGGAAAGAGATTAACGCACTGATTCACTCAGTAGATCCAGCGTATCGTAATGCGCCGAAATTCCGCTTAGCATTCAATGACAAAACATTGAAGATCGTGGAAGAAATGGAGGACGATAAAAAACGGCCACTGTGGATACCAGGTCTTACTCAAGGAGCACCAGCGACAATCCTGGGGCGTGAGTATGTGGTGGATCAAGGTATTGCTGATCTAGCCGCTGGTAAAAAATTCATGTATGCGGGCGACTTTGAGCAGTTTGTTATTCGTCGTGTTCGTTACATGACGTTGCGCCGTTTGACCGAACGCTATATTGAACTTGATCAGACAGGCTTCTTGGCCTTCCATCGTTTTGGTTGTGTGTTGCAAGACAAGTCAGCCATTCGTGCTTTGCAAGGCAAGGCTGCGTGAGGGGTAGCTAATGATTGATCATGATCTGATTCGGGAGCATTGCCGAGCAGATTACCTTGAGGACGTGAGTGAGAAATTGCTCACGTCCTATTGCATGGCGGCAGTTAGGTTTTTTGAAAAAAAAACCAATCGCAAGTTGTACAAAGATGAAATCCCCGAAAATGCTCCAGCAAATGCTTTGCTGATAGAGGGTGATGTGCTGGTCGCTCTATTGATGCTCATTGATAACTGGAATGACCATAAAGGGGTATCTACAGATGTAGCGCTTGTTGAGGTGCCAATGGGGGTAACTCGGATAATGGATTTACATAGATGGTTCTTTGATTAGGTGTGGCTATGAAATCAAGGGCTGGTGTTTCATTTCCTTTTCCAGAGTCTGGAGAGCTAAACCGCAGGGTGGTAATTCGTCGTAGAAAGGATGTTGCCTTTGGTTCATTCTCTGTTGAGTCAGAGCATAGTGATGAACGTCCTCGCTGGGCGAGTCTAAAGCCAGTCGGTACTGCGGTCTGGAATGCGTCATTGCAGACTGATGAGGTGGTTACTCATCGCTGCATTATTCGTTTCACTAAAGGCATTACAAACGACTATGAGGTACTTAGTCGTGGTGTGGTGTATCGAGTCAAGCGAGGCGCTGATTTACAAGGTGCTGAGCGGTTTCTGGTGCTAGATCTGGAGGAGTTGGGTACAGAGGAGGCGTTGTATGGGTAGTTTAGAGGCTTCGTTGTCTGTTGAAGGGTTTCAGAACATCCCCGCATTTATGTTCAAGCGCGGGGCTATGCGTAAAGCCTTTCGTGACTCCGGTAATGTGGTTGCAAAGAATGCAAGGCGCAAATTGTCAGGACGTGCTGGAAGTGGTTTGCCAGCTCGGCGCACAGGGCGGTTGATGCGTTCTGTTGTTGTCAAACTGGGGTCAAAAGGGCTGTACGCAAAAGTGCAGCACAAAATGCCTGCACCAGCTAGTAAGTGGAGAAGTGACCCTCGTGGTCAGGCGTTCTACCCTGCATTCTTACATAGCGGAACAACAAGAGGGATTAAGCCAGGTGGCAACTGGATTGCTGATGCATTGAACGAGGAAAGATCAGTAGTGCAGAGAAAGCTAACAGAAGGCTTGCTGGAGGCCATCTCATGAGGGTATCGAGGGTTGTCGCGCATTTACGCAAGTATTGCCCATCATTGGGTGGTCGTGTTGCAGTAGGCTTGGATTTTTCACCCGAACGCTCGCAAGTGAAGTTTGCTATTCCTTGTGCCGTGGTGTTTCCTGATGGTGATGAGGCATCGCCGAGCATTGCAAAAGAAAGCATTGTGCAAGATGTTGAAGATACTTTCTCTGTTGTGTTGATTCTGAAAACACAGGATGCGGTCAGAGGTGATGAAACAGCAGATCACTTGCATTTGCTAAGGGCTGAGTTATTCAGAGCGTTGCTGGGGTGGGTTCCTGATGATGGTTACGATCCCATCGAGTATGTGGGTGGCGAAGTGACAGAAATGGATAGGTCGCTTACGTATTACGTAATGCGATTCACATCATCGTTTGTCGTCGGTCATGCTGCAGGCACATCAGAAGAAAGACCGCCTGAGACCTGGCATGAGTATGAGCTTGTTGGTCTGCCGGAGTTGAAGGCTATGGATATAGCCGTGGATGTTATAGATCCAATCTTTGACTCTAACTTATCCAATACAGGGCCAGATGGCAGGGTAGAGTTTAAACAGAATCAGGAGAATTTGAGTGAAGCAAATTAAGGTAAAACCTGCGCCTGGTCGTGTGGTTCCAGACCCTCAGCGTATGGATACCATACCGTCTGATGGGCGAGTGGTGGAGCATAGCCAGTATTGGGCTCGTCGCATCGCGGATGGTGATGTGGTTATTGATAAAGTCTCTACTGCAAGAAAAGCAGTAGGAAAAGGGGAGGTCTGAGATGGCCGTAAGCATGAATCAAATTCCAGCGGAACTTCGGGTTCCGCTTTTTTATGCCGAAATGGATAACAGCCAAGCAAACAGTGGTGCTTCCCAGCTCCGGCGTTTGCTGATTGGTCTGGTTAATGATGATGTTGATGTGGATGGCCGTCTGGTTCTTCCTGCTACATCATCCGAGGTGGCTATGCTGGCAGGGGTAGGGTCACCTCTGCATGAAATGCACGTAGCACATCGAAAAAATGATCCGATGGGTGAGACTTGGGTATTGCCTATCAAGCTGGATGCGGCACAGCCAGCGAGTGGTTCGATCAAGATCACAGGCGCTGCGGCCTCAGCTGGTGTGCTGTCTGTGTATGTGGGTGATGCGCGTGTCGCTGTTGCGGTATCAAAAGACCAGGCAGCGGGTGATGTTGCCTTGGCTATTGTGGCTGCAGTGAATGGTGCTCCATTGCCTGTTAAGGCTGCTGTGGGCGGTTCAGATGCGGTGACGTTCACAACGAAATTTAGTGGTGAGCTTGCTAATGATTTGCGACTTGGCCTGAACCTTCGTGGTTCAGCGGGAGGGGAACGAACTCCTGCAGGGTTGACTGTTGAGCTCGTACAGATGAGTGGTGGTGCTGGTGTTCCTGAGTTGGCAACAGCATTAGCAATGGTGGGTGATGAGCCATTTGAATTTATTGTGCATCCGTTCACAGACTCAGGTTCGCTAGAAGCTCTGCGGCACATGATGGACGACACTACGGGTCGATGGTCTTGGGCTCGCATGATTTATGGGCATGTGTATTCGGGGCGGCGTGGTTCGTTGGGTGAGCTGGTAGCGTTTGGTCGTTCGGGTATTAACGATCAGCATGGGACAGTTGCTGCATTGGAGGCAACATCACCCACACCAGTTTGGAAGTACGCTGCAGAGTACGCAGCTCGTCAGGCAGTGTTTATTTCTGCAGACCCTGCTCGTCCGACACAGACAGGGGCATTAGCGGGTGTGTTGCCCGCGGAAGATGGCAGACGTTTTGGTTTATTGGAAAACAACTCGTTGTTGTGGGCGGGTGTAGCTACCAGCTATTTCGAAGGTGGTTATGTCCGTATTGGTCGCGCTGTAACGCTGTACCAGAAAAATAGTTTTGGACAGCCGGATGATAGTTATCTAGATAGTGAAACTATGCACCAATCAGCTGCTATCTTGCGCCGTTTACAGTCGGTTATTACGAGCAAGTTTGCTCGTCACAAACTAGCAAACGACGGTACACGCTTTGGGGCTGGTCAGGCGATTGTTACTCCTAAAACTATTCGCAGTGAGTTGGTGGCGGAGTATGCGCGCATGGAGCGCGATGGCCTTGTTGAGAATGCGGAAATGTTTGGCAAGCACTTGATCGTTGAGCGTGACCCAAATAACCCGAATCGCGTCAATGTGCTTTATCCGCCTGATTACATTAATCAGCTTCGCATCGTTGCTCTACGCAACGAGTTCCGTTTGCAGTATCCAGACGAACTGTAAAACAAACGTCAATGCCCCGCTTTATGCGGGGTTTTTTTATGAGGTGAAGTATGGGCCAGCGAATAGCGGGAACCGTATATGTAAAAGTGGATGGCGTGCAGCTCACGACCACAGGGGCATTTTCTCTACCCATTGGAGACGTGACGCGAGAGACGTTGGAGCCTGGCTATTTCTCAGAAAAAGCGCGCGTGCCATACGTGAAAGGTGATGTGTTGCATACATCTGATTTTCCCATCGACAAGGTTACTCAAGGTACGGATATGACCGTAACTGTTGAGTTGAATAACGGGCGTACTTATACGCTTGTTGGGGCTTATCTGGTGGGCGAGGCCGAGAGCAACACCGAAGATGGCAAGGTGTCTTTAGAGTTTGAAGGTGAAAAGGGGGTGTGGAGTGTCTGAACCAACAGTTTATCCGTTGAAAAAAGCAATCACAGCGCACGGTGAGGAAGTGGCGGAGCTTCGTTTACGCGAGGCCTCCACTGCTGATGCGCGAGCACTGAAGTCATTGCCGTATTTTATTCAGTCTGATGGCGAGACTGTGGCACTGAATTTAGAGGTATGTGCTAAGTACATCTCTCGGCTGGCAGGCATCCCGCTGGGTAGCGTGGATCAGCTTCATGTGCATGACTTTAATAATCTCTCGTGGTTGGTGTCACAGCCTTTTTTGACTCAGGGCTCCGATCAGTAAAAACGTTAACTGACTATGCCTTCTCAGCTGCCCATTACTGGCGGCTGAGTCCTTTTGGCGTGATGGAGTTAAGCGTTAGTGAGCTGATGGAGTTGACCCAGCAGGGGCATCGCATAGAAGCAGCAATACGAGGGGCTGAGTAATGGCAAAAGAGTTTCAGTTAAAAGCCCTCATTATGGGCGTTGATAAGCTGTCACCAGCCTTAAAGAGTGCTCGTCAGAGTGTGATGGGTTTTAGGCGGCAGCTTCTAAATAGTGGGCTTGGTAAGCCTATAAGTCTTTCTAGCATTCTTCAGGGCGGCGCAATAGCCGCCCCTTTTGTTTTGGCGACAAAGGCAGCTATCGGTTTTGAGTCATCAATGGCCGATGTCAGGAAGGTTGTGGAGTTTGACAGTCCCAAGCAGTTTGCAGAGATGGGCAAACAGGTTATTGGGATGACTAAGTATTTACCAATGGCTGCACAAGATATTGCAGCCATTGTCGCATCTGGTGGTCAAGCGGGTTTGGCTAGACATGAGCTGACCCAGTTTGCGGAAGATGCGGTCAAGATGGGTGTTGCTTTTGATCAGACGGCTGATGAGTCGGGAACGATGATGGCGAAGTGGCGCACATCGTTTCGCATGGGCCAAAAAGAGGTTGTGGATCTGGCAGACAAAATTAACTTTTTGTCGAATAACGGAGCTGCTACAGCAAAGCAAATCTCAAGCATCGTGACAAACATTGGACCACTGGGTGAAGTTGCGGGTCTAGCAAGTGGTGAGATCGCGGCGATGGGGGCAACTCTCGCGGGGATCGGTGTTGCAGAGGATAAGGCTGCGACAGGTATGAAAAACTTCATGCTAGCGATGACTGCAGGTAAAGCAGCCACGAATACGCAGAAGCAGGTTTTTAAAGCTTTGCGGTTAGATGCTGAGCAAATCTCTATTGGGATGCAGCAGGACGCTAAAGGAACAATGCTGAAAGTAATGCAAGCCATTAGCCAGGTTGATGCGGCTAAGCAGGCAGGTGTGTTACAGCAGCTCTTTGGTAAAGAGTCAATTACAGCAATTGCTCCAATGCTGACAAACCTTGAGCTACTGCAAAAAAATTTTGAGTTGGTTGCAGACGAAACGAAGTATGCCGGTTCTATGCAGGGTGAGTTTGCAGCCAGAGCTGCAACAACAGCTAACTCTATTCAGCTAATGAAAAACAGAGTCACTGCCCTGGGCATAACAGTGGGCAATGTGTTGTTGCCAGCTGTGGGTGGTTTCTTGGAGTTTGCTGGGCCTATTGTTGATTGGGTAACTGAGTTTGCGGGTGCTAATCCTTGGTTGATTAAAGGGATTGTTGGTGCTGGATTGGCATTTGGTGCTTTGCGCATTGCTGTGTTTGGCGTGGCGGTTGCATCCAAAGTGTTGGCTGCGGTGATGGCTACATCGCCAGTTGGGTTGATTGTTCGAGGGATTGCTGTTGCTGCTGGGTTCTTAATTGCCAACTGGTCGAGCGTAGGGCCGTGGTTTAAAGACCTTTGGGGGAAGATGAAGGGGTATGCCAGCTCACTTTGGACGTGGTTGAAGAATGTGTTTTTCAACTGGCATCCATTGGGCTTGTTGATTGCTAATTGGCAGCCGATTTCAGAGTGGTTTAGGGGCTTATGGGCTGGCATTAAAGGTTATGCCGGTGCGTTGTGGAGTTGGCTAAAAGACGTGTTCTTTAATTGGACGCCGTTGGGGCTGGTTATTGCCAACTGGCAGCCAATCTCGGAGTGGTTTGCAGGGCTTTGGGAGGGTGTTAAGGCTTTTGCAAACTCGTATTGGTCATGGCTGAAAGAGGGGTTCTTTAGTTGGACACCGTTAGGCTTGGTGATCTCTAACTGGCAACCAATATTAGATTGGTTTAAGCAGGCCTGGGAGACGGTAAAGGGGTACATAGAGCCTATTTTGAATGGTGTTAATTATGTATCGAATGCTGTTTCTAACGTGGGTTCGGGGATTTCTGATGCTGCGTCAGGTGCTTGGAATTGGACAGCTAATGCGTTGGGGTTTGGGGATGAGCAAGAGGTACCGCCTGCTTTGGCTAGTGCTCCAGTTCCGTTGTATAGCCAAGCAAGCACTGCAAAGCTGGATGGTGAGTTGGTTGTACGGTTTGAGAATGCGCCACAAGGTATGAGAGCTGACCCTATTAAGACAAATCAGCCTTCACTACGCACGCAGCAAAATGTTGGCTATAGGTCATTAGCAGGAGCAGGGTGATGAGCAATTGGCGTGATGAGGAACTAGCAGCATCGTTTAAGGGAGTCCCGTTTATTGCGGTTAAGGACTCTCAGCCTTTTGGGCAGCGAACCCAAGTGCATGAGTTTCCACAGCAGGATCTGCCCCATGTGGAAGCGCTAGGCAAGCGAACCAAAGAAATAAAGATTTCTGGCTTTGTGGCTGGTGATGACTTTATGGCTAAACGAAATGCGTTGCTTACTGTGATCGAGGAACCTGGTGCGGGTGAGTTGATACATCCGTGGTTCGGTAGTTTGTTTGTCTCGGTCATAGACTGTAGTGTCTCGCACGATAGGCAAAAGAAGGGGGTTGCTCTCTTTGAGATCGTGTTTGTTGAGGGGCGTTCAGACCCTGACTATCCCACAGCATCAGCGGATGCAGTTGCAATTTTGAATGGTGCTGCTGATTCATTAGAGAAAACAGGCATCGAGCGTTTCTTGGAGGCCATTGAGTCTATAGACCTTACGCAGTTGCGAGAGGCCGCAATCTTTGAGCCTCTTAACCAGACGTTGAGTGTCTTGCGTGATGTGTACAAAACTGCTGATCGCGTTTTTTCGTCAGTTACAGCTGTCATTGACGCAGTAGTGAGTGGGCCCAAGGCGTTTGCAAATAGTTTGTTTTCTTTGGTACGTGGCTCGGAATCGGTTTTTGATGGCTTTTATCAACGTGGCAAAGATGTTGTTTCCATTTTCTCGTTGGGGGATAGGGTCGATTCTGTGAATAGGGTTGGCGCTATTTACTCTCCAGATAGTGGTGTGAATGGTGTGTTTGTTAGCTCAATCAAAAATCTTGTGCAGGATGCGATTTCTGTCGATGTAGTTAAGTCGATTAGCAAATTACCAAGCGAAAGCGCTGTCACGACAGGTAAGAAGGTGGCTGTTGAAACCATGCCTAAAGTGGTGGAAACCACGATGGGACAGGCTGATCAGTTGGTGGGTGAGCTGTTGGGGCAAGAGGAAATTCGGCCTCCGGTTGCGGATGATGTTTTGCATATTCGAGACCAACTGGGTGTGACCCTTTGGCGAATAGCAGAAGCCTCGCCCGCAGAGCACTACAGTTCAATAGCGCAGGCCCGTACAGAGAGCGTGAAGTTTCTAACCAAAGTAGCTAGGCAGGGGACAAAGCTAGAGATTGCTACAAACAATCGCGTGACTCCTGCTTTAGTGGTGGCGTACAGGCGTTATGGAAATGCAGATCATGTTGCCGAGCTGGTGGCACGTAACTCTGTGCGGCATCCTGGCTTTGTGCCTGTGTCTGATTTGTTGTTGCCCAGGAGATAGGTATGGATAGCCATAAAGTCGCTTTGCTGGTCGATGGCAAGGAGTATGCGGGGTGGAAGACCATTTCTATATCTGCGGGTGTTGAGCGTCAGGCGCGAGACTTTGACCTGGCTATTACATGGCGTTGGCCTGAAAGCGGTGGGGAGGCGCACAAGATAAAACTAGGTTCTCGCTGTGAAGTAAAAATCGGCGGGGATCTAGTGTTGACGGGCTATGTGTTTGCAACGCCCATTAGCTACGATGCACGGCAAGTAACGCTAGGGGTTTCCGGTAGATCGTTAACAGCTGATGTGGTGGATTGCAGCGCGGCTAGAAACCAGTGGCGTCGGCAAAGTGTGGCAGATGTCGTCAAGGCTTTGGTGCAGCCTTACGGGATTACTGTGGTCAATCAGGTAAGTGACGCCATCAGTATTGTTGATCACCAAGTTGATCCAGGCGAGACAGTCTTTGCTTCTATTGACCGTTTATTGAGTGCAAGTGCTTTGCTCTCAACTGATGATGAGTATGGGCGGCTGGTGCTGGCAGATCTGGGCAGCGCGGGCAGGGCTACAGATGAAATCAGGCTAGGAGAGGGTGGCAATGTGCTTTCTGGTGGTGCGGAGTTTGATTTCTCGCAGGTGTTTTCAGAGTACGAGTGTATAGGCCAAAAGTCTGGTGATGATGATTCTTTTGGCGAGGGAGCGTCAGAGGTACAGGCTTTGGCGAGTGATGACAGGATTGCTCGTTATCGGAACTTAACAGTAGAGCCGCAAGGACAAGTCACTACCGCGATCGCAGCCAGACGAGTTAACTGGGAGCGTGGTAGCCGCATGGGGCGTGCGTTAAAGGCTGAGTACGTAATTCTTGGCTGGAGACAAAGCGACGGTAGCTTATGGCGGCACAACATGATTGTGCGGGTTGTGGACAGCATGATGGGTTTTGATCGAGACATGCTGATTGTTGAAATTAAGTATGTGCTGGATGAGCAGGGAACGCGTTGCGAATGTGTTGTTGCACCTCCTGAGATGGTGGCTCCTGAGCCCCAAGCACCCAAAAAAGGCAAGAAATCTGGCAAGAAGGGTAAGAGCGGAGACTCGTTTGAGTATTTGTTGCCAGAGGATTGGGAGAAAAAACTGTAATGAGCAAACTACGCAATTTTCTTGCTAGGGGTGTTGTGTCGCTTGTAAATAGCGCACTTAAAAACCAAATGCTACAGATCAAGTTAACGGCGGGTGAAGTGAAAGATTCCGTTGAGCACTTTGAAACGTATGGGCTTACGTCTCACCCGCTAATTGGAGCTGAGGTCTTAACGGGTTTTATCGGTGGGGATCGTTCTCATGCGATCGCGCTGGTTGTGTCTGATCGTCGTTATAGGCCAAAGGGCTTACAAGCAGGTGAGGTCTGCTTGTACACACATGAGGGTGATGAGATCCGTCTACAGAATGGACGGGTAATTAAGGTTACAGCGGGCTCTAAGGTTGAGGTGGTCGCGCCAGTAGCTAAGTTCATCTGTTCAGCAATGGTGGAAATGGAAACGCCGAAGCTGAAAGTGTCGGGTGACATTGAGTCGGGTGGCGATGTCTCGGACTCTAGGGGATCAATGTCTGCTATGCGGGAGACTTATAACGAGCATAAGCATCCTCGGGATAGTGTGCCGGACAAACAAATGGGGTGATTCTGTGAGTGAGCAAGTTTTAAAAAGGGCTGTGGTTATCAGCCTTTTTACATGGCGCAGAGCAGAGCCGTCTGATCCTGTTGATGACGATGAGCTGTATGGCTACTGGGGAGATGCATTCCCTAGTAAGGTCGGTGACAAGATCGGCTCTAGGTTGTGGTTGTTGCGACGGAGAACTTTGACAGCGGACACGCTTAGGGATGCGAAGCGCTATGCGGATGAGGCTTTGAAATGGTTAGTTGACGATGGCTATGTGGATAGTGCCGAGGTAACAGTCCTGAGAAAAGGGAGTGAGCGGATTGATTTGCGGGTGAACCTGCGGTCTGAGTCTGGCTTGCTGGAGTTTGATTTTGATGATGTGTTTGGGAGCTTTATAAATGCCGTATGAAATTCCTTCTCTTGCTGCTTTAGTTCAGGGCGCTACGACTGATTTAAACCGTCAGGGTGTTGATGAGTTTTTACGGCATTCGGATAGCGCTGTCTTAGCCAGAGTGATGGCAGCGGGTATTTTTGGGTTGTATGGGCATCAAGCGTGGATGGCGAAGCAGATCCTTCCTGATACGTGCGATGAGGACATCCTAGAGCGTTGGGCAACGTTAAAAGGCGTTATGCGTACTCAGCCTACAACAGCATCAGGGCTCGTTTTGGTTGATGGTACGACAGGCATCCAAATTGGGGCTGGCTTTGAGTGGCAGGATCGTGCGGGCAGAAAAGTTGTTGCAGTTGAAGATACTGTCTTGGTGAATGGTCGAGCAAAGGTAGCTGCACAAGCCGTTGATGCTGGGGTGCTGGGTAATCTACCTAGTGGAATTCAGTTGACCGCTATTTCGCCATTGGTGGGGCTTGTGGCAAATGCTGAGGTTGAAGCGGCAGGGTTTTCTGGTGGTGCAGACATTGAAGCTGTGGAGGCGTGGCGTAGGCGGGTGGTAAGGGCGTTTCGCATTCAGCCGCATGGCGGTAATGCTGATGACTATGAAACGTGGGCGCTGGAATGTGCGGGTGTGACTAGAGCATGGTGTATTCCTGCGTGGAGTGGCCCTGGCACAGTTGCTGTTTTCTTTGTACGTGACGGTCGGGATGATATTTTGCCGACAGCGGATGAGGTGGATGACGTCAAGGCGCACATCAATTCGGTTCGTCCTGTTACAGCGGAGCTGCATTGTGCGGGCCCAGTCCTTTTGCCTGTTCACTACAAAATAACCATTCGTCCAGACACTGCGGCAACTAGAGCGAGTGTAGAAAAGGCGTTAAGGCAGTTGCATGAGGACTCTTCTGATTTGGGCGCAAGGATGTATCGCTCTCACATGACAGCTGCAATTAGTGGAGCTCCAGGCGAAAACGATCATGAGCTCTTTGAGCCTGCGGGCGATGTGGTTCCCTCTCGTGGTCAGTTGCCAGTATTTGGGGGGATCACATGGGTATGAGGGTTGCAGATGACTATTCGCAGCAGTTGCACCAGTTGTTGCCGTCAGGCCCTGCATGGGACTGTGATGCTTATCCTCTCCCGTACAAAGTGATTGTTGCGTTTGCTCAGGAACTGGCGAGAGTTGATAGCCGAGCAGAGGGATTGTTGCTCGAAATGTTCCCTGGGACAGTGCGGGACTTATTGCCGGATTGGGAAAGGGTGATGCAACTCCCAGATCCATGTTTGCCTGTTCAGTCCTCTTGGGGAGAGCGTCACCGAGCTGTGCTGCAAAGGTTTACCGAGGCAGGCAGGCAAGACGCCGCTTATTTTGAGGGCTTAGCAAAGAAGCATGGCTACTCTAATGCGCGGGTACGAGAGTGGAGAGCACCGCGTATGGGGCGTGCTCGATGCGGTAGGGATCGCTTCGGAACATGGGCTACTCAGTTTGTGTGGACGCTTCATTTAGGGGAGCGAGTGGTGGGGGGGACGCGCTTTGGTATTGCGCATTTTGGTGAGCGTTTTGGCGCTATTCCAGGTGATTTGATTGAGTGTGTGGTGCGCAAGTACGCACCAGCTCATACCGTTGTGTTTTTTGATTACAGTGAGGATGGTTATGGACTTCCCTAAATCAACGCCTAGTGCTGGCTTAGTGAATGGGCGTTTTGTTGATGAGGATCTTGTTACTGGTAGTCCTGGCTCGTTGATATTGGCCTCATGGGCTAATCAAGTCACAGATGAGCTGTTGGCAGTTATTAAGGATGCAGGGCTAGATCCTAAAGAAAATGATAGTGCGCAATTGCTTCAGGCTATTAAGAAAATCGCATTGCCTATTTTTGATGTTGTTCCAAAGCAGAAAACAAGTGAAGTGATTTATGTGTTGAGCCGTCAAAGCATTATGCAGTGGGTGACTATTGGCAGTTGGAGTGGCTATGCTTCACCGCGAGTTGGTTCTGTAGAGTACGGATGGACACCTGCGCCGCTTCCTTGGCAAATTGATGCAATGGGTGGTGTATTCAAAAAAGCAGACTACCCAGCGCTGTATGCACGTTTTCAAGCGTCTGGTCTGCTGGTTTCTTCTGCTGCCTGGAAAGCCAAGGAATTTAAGATTTGTGATGTAAGTAGCACTGATTTTCGTGCACCTGATTTACGTGATCAATTCCTCAGATTTACAGGAACTGACGCTGACACTGCGAATGCGAGGGTTATGGCAACGTATCAACTTGATGCGTTGCAACGGCTTAAAGGTGAACTACATTCCCGCTCTGGTGATGACCCAGGGCCAACAACCCCTGGAGGCTTGTATGGTGGGAATGGTGTTTTCTCATTCTCAGCAAGGTCAGGCGCTCATTCGGCTGGGGTAGTGCATAACATGCCTTCGACAGAACACCCGTTCCGACTTTTGGATATGGCAACGTTTGACTCATCAAGAGTTACTCGCTCATCAAATGAGACACGCCCATCTAATACGACCTTTGTGCCACGTCTATACGTATAGTCGAGGCGTAAATGCAGTGCTTACTGGGCGTGTTTCATTGGATGACCTTGCTACTCGGCTAGAGTCAAAGTCGAATCTGTGATTCCCCTCTAGCGATGTGCCTGATTGTGCCTGCTTGTCTGGCTTACGATTTCCGAGCGTAAAAACACCGCCGTTATATACAAAATCTAGTGACGCATCAATGAACCCTGTCATTTTCTGCAGTGCATCCAGTTGGCTGCTAGCCAAGTTCCTCGCATTCGCAGCGAAACGTACACTTAACTGCGAATGCGAGGGTAGTTGGTAGCTACCAGAAAGATGCACTACAACGGGTCACAGGAACATTCAGAAATACAGCTGGAGGAGGTGGTGGCGCAATGATTGGCCTAGATGCGGTGGGAGCGTTTTATGGCATTTCTGAAGCTAATGATGTCCTGAATCAGTCAATTGGCTCAGCAAAGCGCATATCCATATTAGGGTTTGATTCATCTAAAACCACACGATCTTCAATTGAAACACGCCCAGAAAGTATTGCTCTTAATCCGCGCTTACACGTATAGCCTAGGTGAAAAAGCTGTGTTTCTAGGCCGTGTTTCAGCCGTTCCAGTTTCAAATGTAGATACTGGATCCATACCACCACCAGGATCTGCATTACCCATTGAGCCAATGAAGATCTCATCGGGGATAGTGGGCGTAGTTCCTCCAGCTCCTCCGCCAGTGGTTCTGAGGTGATGTCGGTGACTTTGTATAGCTTCATTTTGGTATCCACCCACTACCCTCGCATTCGCAGTGAGACTGACAATTTTTTTTAGGTAAATGATTTTATGAAAACTTATCAAACGAACGATACTGGAGTGTTCCAGTATGAACAAGAAACAAGTACAGCTCCTTTTGGGGCTGTTTTTATTTCACCGCCTGATGTTAATAAGGGGATGGTTGCTCTATGGGGTACTGCATTAGAGCGCGTAGATAAGGATTATGGGGCTGTGGGGACGGGTGAATGGGTGGTAGTGCCTGATAACCGCGCTTCTGATTTGTACCTGGTAGCTGATGGGCAGAAATACACGGTGGGTTCTGATGTGAGCGGCAATGTGTTTGATGGGCTTGGTGAGATACCTGGATGGCTGACAGCAGAGCCCCGTCCCAGCCAATTTCACGAATGGCAGGATGCTATGTGGGTGCTGAACGAGGCAGCACAGAATGAAGCCAAAGCAGTTTCAGAGCGTGCTTGGCGTGATGCGCAAGTGCAGTCAGTCGAATGGCTGCGTAATCGTCATAGAGACGAAGTAGAGCAAGGCATTGAAACTACTTTAAGCACAGAGCAGTACGAAGAGTTGCTGGCTTATATTCAAGCGCTCAGAGATTGGCCTACTGCTGCAGGTTTTCCTGATACTGTTAATCGCCCTGTAGTACCTGCTTGGGTGGGGCAGTAACCTGTTCTTAGTTTTATCTGTTGCTTGCGGCCTAGCTGTGAACGAGAGAGCTTTCTAGCTAGCTCCCATCCGCGAGGGTGGTAGTACCGTAATAACATTTTTGTGCTGAGGTGGCCGGTAACTTTTGCCAGCTCATGCGCAGAAAAAACCGTAGCTAAGCGTGAAGTGCCTTCATGTCGCAGATCATGAAAACGCAGATCGGTGAAGTAATGTTGTTTGGGTTGGCGATTATGTTCTTTGCATAGCGCTGTGTATTGTCGTTGTGCTCGATCGCGGGCGCGTATGAATGCGCGAGTTACTGAACCAGGCTGCATGGTAAATATAGGGCCGCGCAACGGCTTACCAGAAAGCCACTGCTTGAGGGCTTCGCGGGCAATAGGAGACAGTGGGATGTCGCGGGATTGTCCATTCTTTGTGTCTCGCAGATGAACGACGCCGTGCATTAAGTCCACATCTTGACGCTGAATGTTAACGATCTCAGACCTACGCATACTCGTTTCAACAGCAAGTATGAGAATGGTCGGTAGTTCTGCTGATCTAGTCGCTTTAATAATCCAGTCTATTTCGTGTGGAGGGCAATCATCTTGTGAAATGCCACGCAGTTTGATGCGTTCAAATAGTCGTCTATCACGAGCATCATCAACGGAGGGGCGGCTTACGAGTTGAGCGGGGTTTGCGAGGGAGGTAAAGTCCCACTCCTTTCTAGCAATAGTAAACACATGAGACAGCAAGGCCAGTCGCCGTACAACGGTTGCTGGCTTTTTGTTTTCTAGCCATTCATCACGCAATCGTTTCAAGTCTGTGTGCCTGATGTTGTTGAGTGTACGTTTTGCTAAGAAAGTCGCGTTCCAGCATCTGATTATTGATGCCTCATGTACAGCACTTTTCTTATGGTGGGAGACCTCTGTGAAGTATCTCTCAAGCGCTTCCGACAGTGTTGGGTAAGGCTTTCTGCGCGGCTGCATTCCGCGCTTAGTAAAAAAATTCATTTTCTTTAACGTAACGAGGATAAACCTGTGATTGTTACATTTCTTAAAACGGTACTGGCACTGGTTAAATGGTCAGTGCTTTTTGTACTTGTTCTTCTAGCTAAGGCGTTAGCTTGGGTTTTAGCACCGGTGGGAGCGTTGTTTGTAGAGCGTCATGGCAAGCGTGACTATCTCACAAAAGGCTGGCGTTGGATGACTACGCATGATGCCCCTGCTGATGAGTGGTGGCTTGGTGGTTATTACGAGGAGTCGTGGTTGAGGTCATTGTTTGAGCGGTGTAGCTACGATAGCAGTGCAGCTTTGCGTTGGGTGGCTAGGGTGTTTTGGATCTGGCGCAATCCTGCTTACCAGGTTGCACACTGGCTTGGCTACGACCAGCGTGGCATGAGACTGCTTTATATCCGTGATGAGGGTAGTAAATGGGATAGTGGTGAGGGTAACTTTTCTTTTTGGCTTGCGTGTAATGATCGTGGACAAATAGGTTGGATGCTTCAGTGGCAATGGTTTTGGTGGGGGCCGCGTTGTGTAGAGGTGTATTTGGGTTGGAAGCTGTTTAGGACAGATCCAGATCAAAAATGTATGGTTGCGGCGAGAATAACGCCATTTAAAAAGTATGAGAAACGGCCCGTCTAATACGGGCTTTTTTATTGGAGCATCCTTAATAGGGGGAGAAATAAATAAAATTTTAAAAGAAAGTCCAAGAAACTGTTTTTATGCACAGTTTTTATAGTGGATTTTGGTATGTGTATCTAGTCGAAATTGTGATTTTTGTTTACATTCAGAATGATTATTCATTCTAGTGGAGCAACTACGTGGCAAAACGTGTGAGTGTGAACTTCTTTTCATTGGCCCGATGTGGCTTTTATCGGTATCGTGGTAATGATCCTGAGTTTGGGAATTTATCCGAAATACTGAGCCATTTAGAGGAGTGGGGACATGGCCGAAGTCTATGGCAAACTAGATTGGCTGACGCAGGCGAGGACGATGAGCATATGCCTGTATACCTATTGGGTGTGAGAGAGATACGCAACGGGGAGTTTGTTTTTGCTACATGGAACGAAGTTCATCAAGAGGATGGAAATGTAATTTCCATAGGAATGAACACTCAAGTAGGTGAGGCTCCTGAAGTTCACGCTAATGAGATCGTAGAAAATACAATCCCTGGTTATGCAACTTACTATTGGGCGCTTCCTGCTCAAAATATTATTGCTACAGTTAGAGTAGATAGCAGGGTTGCTGCAAAGAATGCCATGACAAATTATATTGAGCGTTTCATGGCTATGGAAAGTGGGTATGTGCGTCGTGATGGCGATGATATTGTAGGGTATGGGCCACTTGAAAACGGAGATGATTGGTTTATCAAAGCAAGACCTCGATTTCGTATGCAGCCGTACTCTAAGGGTGGAGCATTAGATTTTATTCGTCAAAATCAGGCCGATATCTTTCGAGTACATAAAGTAGCAAAATTGGATGGAACGATCCAGATTGATGAAAATATGTTTCAAGCTGCAATGAGGTTTTTTCGTGGGAATGATCGGCGCCAAGTGGGGTTTGAGAAAAAAATTAACATAGCTCTGGATTTCACGCCAAGCCCTGAGGAACTTGAGGACATTATTCTTGCTCAAGAGGAAGAGGTTGGAGGAGAGAGATGGGAAGATGTAGGGTTTGAGATTCGAGGTTTGGCAGGACAGCCATTTTGGATCAGCAAATCAATAGCAAAAGATTCATTTGAAACTAATGAGCTAAATAATGCTATGGGTGTTATTCCATTGGAAGAAATAGCCAATGTGGTTGAACAAAGAAGAACTATGCTTTTGAGGGCATTAATCGAGGGTTAAAATTATGAGAGCAATCGTGTATCTGGCGTTAGGATTGGTTGGGCTTGGTATGCTGATTGCTGCATGGGTCTATGGTCAGGGGATTCCTTTTTCTCAACAATGGCCTCTTTATGAGGCCCTTAGAAATACAGCAGCAATTATTTTTGCAGTAGTAGGTGCTTGGCTGGCGATAATTTATCCCGACAGATTACGGTTATCTTTCAGAGACTCAGAGGGCAAGGCTGAAAATGCATCTAACCTCTCTTTGTTGCTAACACCTGCAATTATGTCGACAGGGATATTGGTCATACTTCTTTTGGTAGGTGTGATTGCTCCAATGTTACGGCAAGTGGAAACTTTGTATTCTTACCTGTCAATAATGCGAGGGATTTCGTTCGTCTTACTGGTTTTTTTAACTCTTTGGCAAGTTGTTATTGTAGTGATAGCGATTGTGCCAGCTGATTTACTTTTAGGAAAAGAGGCGGAAGATAAAGCAAAAGCAGTGGTCGAGAGTAGCTATGGGCAGTTCCATCGAAAAGTAGTTAGGAAAGCAAAAGATGCCGATAACTAGTAGCTATTTTTTATGAGTTGGTTTGTGCTGATAAGGTTTTCTTATGGTTATAAGTTTATGACGCCATCCGAGAAGAGTGGCGTTTTTTATTGGGAGCCACTACGCCCCAAAGTCTAAGAACGATGCACAAGAATAATGCGATGCTTCTGCCGATCACTACGGGGTCGGCTTTTTTTATGCCCGCTTGATGGCGGGTTTTTTATTAGGGGGTTGATATGACCCGTCGGGAGAACAGAGCAGTGGGCGTACAAGAACACATCACAGACGCAGCCGTTGCCTCGGCCGCCACGAAGTACGGGATGGGTGGCGGTCTTATGACGTCAGTGTTTGGCTGGCTATCGAGTAATGGTGCGGCTGTGCTTATAGGTATAGCGGTCACCATCCTTGGCTTTATTGTGAATGGTTATTACCAGCGTAAGCGGTTCCGGCTGGTAAAGGCTGAGCACGATTTAGATCGAGAGTTGAAGTTAGCCAAAGAGCAGCGTGAGCAGGCTAGGGATGCAAGGGAGCGAGAGCTACATGCAGCGCAGTTGGCAGCGATAAAGGGAAGGTGTGAGTAATGAGCCGCATTAGACAAAGGATAGCGGTCGCGCTGTTGTCAGTAAGCGCTGCAGGGTTAGCCACTTGGACAGCCAGCGAGGGGTTTAGCGAAAGCCCCATCATCCCGACAAAAGGCGATGTTCCAACGATAGGCCACGGCTCTACGCGCTATGAAGATGGTACGCAGGTGAAGATGACAGACCCGCCGATTACACGCGAACGCGCAGAGCAACTAGCGCGTAATCTTATGAGTGGTGATGAACGGATGCTTCAGGCTAGCTTGCCGGGTGTAAAGCTACACCAAGAAGAGTACGACTTGTATCTGGACTTTGTGGGGCAATACGGGATTGGTACGTGGCGCAAGTCATCTATGCGGCGCGACTTATTGAACGGCGACTACTTGAAGGCTTGTAACTCGTTGCTTTTATATAAGTACGCTGCAGGCTTTGACTGCTCTACGCCGGGTAACAGGCAGTGTTGGGGGGTATGGGAACGGCAGCTAGAAAGGAATCAGAAATGCTTGGACGCACAATGACAGGGGCCGCTATTGCAGCGGCCTTTTTTATAGGTGTTTGGTTGTATGGGGGCATTCAATACAGAGCAGGGCAATCAGACTGTAAAGCCGCTCATTACGTAGCTGGCCTAGAAGCGTTCCGTGCTGAGTCAGAGCGCCTAGCACTTATTTCTATCGAGCTACAGGAGCGGGTAAACGCTCTAAACGCTGTCAAACCTACAGTTATAGAGAGGTATACCCGTGTTGAAATTGAAAAGCCTTTGCCTGCTGATTGCCGTATTGATCCTGAGCGGCTGCAGCGCATCAACGAAGGGATACGTGAGGCCAACGTTACCCGCTAATTTGTCAGAGCCCTGCCTACCAATTTCAGAAATAGATACTGACTCATGGGATGAGTTGAGCAAGGCTTATATTGAGCTGGTTTTTCAGTATGCTGACTGTTCAAGTAAGCACCGATCTGTTATACAGGGCTGGTAGAGTTTAAAGCAGCAATTCTATTTTGTTTTTACTGTGCTTACTTTATTGGGTTTAGGGGAAGAAATGTCATTTGCTGATTTCATGACGGATAATATTGTTCTGAAGAAAAAGAATGGGGGAGAGTTCCTTAATTTAAAAGCGCAAGTAAGTAAAAAAGGAATATTCCTTGATAGGGGAGATGTTCTTATAGAGTCAGGAGATGTTATTGAACGGAGAATGTCGAATGGTGGAACCGAAGTATTTGAAGTAATTGATCCAGGGTTTCATGAGGCCTGGGAGGGGATGGAGGCTCATTACCAGATGAGTGTGAGGAAGTTGGGATTGTCTGAGACGCAGAAAAAGCATCAAAATGTGGTCTATAACGTTACTGGGCATAACGCACGTATCAATACCAACTCAACGGATAACTCTGTGAATGTTGTAAGTGAAAGTAGTGAATTATTATTAGCGCATGTCGAGGAGTTGCGGGCAGCTGCAAGGCAGATCTCAGATTCAACTAAGAGAGGCGAAGCATTGGATCTTGTGGATGCTGTTGAGGCGCAGCTAGTATTACCAAACCCCAAAAGAGCCATTGTGAGTAGTTTACTGAATGGGCTTTCTTCATTGGCTAACATTGCAACTGTAGCTCAGGCGATTATGTTGGCGATTCCCAAATAGAAGTTTGTTTAATGTGCAGTATTGCCTATGAGAGCTATTCGAGTGGGTTAATTCTTGAAATCTAAGTGGTCTGTTTTTTGGGTAATTGCGGAAAAAAGGGCTTAGAGAGAAATCTCTAAGCCCTTGGTATTCTTGGAGGCGCAAGCCGGAATCGAACCGACCTACACGGATTATGAGTCCGCTGTTCTAAAACGAGGCTTCGCCTTTTACCAAGTTATCTAAGTAGTCAGACCACCATTGCAGGATTTCCCTGCGCTCCTCAATGTAGACTGCCCTGTTGTAAGCGGATTCCACCTTATCTCTGTTTACGTGCGCTAACTGTGAGTTAATGGCTTCGCGTCTAAATAGCCCCGATTCGTTCAGAATCGTTGAGGCTAGGCTTCTAAAACCATGCCCTGTTTGCTGTCCTTCATAACCCATGATTTTTAGTGCTTTATTGATGGTTTCTGCACTAATGGGGGTGGTGCTGGGGTTACGCATACCAGGGAATAAAAACCGATGACGGCCTGTAATAGCATGCAGGCTATCTAAGATTTTTAGTACTTGGGACGAAAGCGGCACGATATGGTCAGCACCTGATTGTTTCCTGCTGATTCTGCCTTTCATGCGATTTGAAGGTATGGCCCAAATCCTATTCTCTAAATCAAACTCACCCCACTCGGCCCATCGTAGTTCATTGGTGCGTGGGAACGTGTGCATCATGAGCTTTATAGCAAATACAGTCTCTGCTCTGCCTGTATAGGTCTTGATGCGTTTTATCAGATCGGGAAGCGTGTGGTGAGGGATATGAGGGAAATGCTGAACAGGAGGGCGCTGTTGTAGAAACTGATTAAGGCCTGCCGTTACGTCTTGTGTGGCACGACCTGTACCAACGGCATATCTAAACACCTGGCCTATTGAGTCTAAAACTCGGCTAGCCATTTCATAAGCTCCGCGCTTCTCTACTCGCTGAACTACTGTCAGGCAAAGTAAGCCCGTAATGTCTTGCATAGGCAGCTTTCCCATGTGGGGATAGACGTTAGATATGAGGGCGTTCTCAATTCGGCTGTAGTAGCCAGCGCTCCATGTGCTCTTCTTTACGCACAGCCATTCCTCAGATAATTTTTGGAATGTGTTTTCTGCAGCCTCTTCTAATTTCGCACGCTCAATGTCTCTTTCAAGGGCTGGATCCCTTCCATCCCTGAGTATTTGTTTAGCGTTCTCGCGCTCAATGCGAGCTTGGGCGAGGGTGATCTGTGGATAGTCACCAAAGGTTAGCCTGTTCTCTTTGCCGTTTGGTTGCCGGTACTTCAGGCGCCACTTTTTAGAGCCGCTGGGCAGCAGCTCTAGATATAGGCCGCCGCCATCAAATAGACGATTATTGCCGCCCTTTTCATACCTAGAGTTTCTGCAACGTATGTCCGTTAAACGAGATGCGGAACGAGTCAT